CGAGGCGACGCTTCACCTGACGGCACAAGTCAACAACCTGCCCGAGGTCCAGCTGATCCAGAACGAGCTGGCAGCGCTGAACATCGCCAACAAGACCGAGGAGAACCTGGCGCACCGCGCAGGCCTTGGCCTCGACACCATGCTCAACCACCTGAACCGCTGGGGCTCGGACAATCTGGGCCCGACCTTCAGCTCCAAGATGGCGAACACCGTCATGCGGGTGTCCGGCATGGAGGCCCTCGACGGGGCCCGGCGCCGCGCGTTCGGCGTGACCATGATGTCCTCGCTCGGCGAGATCGTCGGCAAGTACGACACCCTCGCCAAGCTCGATGCAGACGACAACCGGATCCTGCTGTCCAAGGGCATCACCGAGACGGACTACCAGATCTGGCGCTCGGCCGAGCTCGAGAAGTGGGGCGCAGGCAACGGCGTGCTGACGCCCGAGTCGATCATGCGTATCCCCGAGGCCAAGATCTACGAGGCCAGCAAGGGCCGCATCGCCGAGCTCGAGGCCGAGTTGCAGGCCAAGATCGACGGCATCAACAAGATGTCGGCCATGACGCCGGAGGCCAAGGCTGCCTCGATCGCCGACTGGTCCAAGGTCTACGGCGAGCAGATCGCCGACGTCACCGACACCGCCCGCCGCAACGCCGTGCTGCGCCTGCTGGGCGTGGTGCAGGAAGAAACCGACATGGCCGTGATCCGGCCAGGCGCGGCCGACAAGTTTCTGACCGGCGCCGGCATGGAGCGCGGCACATGGAAGGGCGAGCTCACCCGCTCCTTCTTCCAGTTCAAGGCGTTCCCGCTGGCGATGATCTCCCGCCACTTCATGCGCGGCATGAGCATGGAGACGGCCGGCGGCAAGGCGCTCTATCTGGGCAGCCTGATCGCTGGCACGACCATCCTGGGCGCCGTCTCGCAGTCGGTCAACGACCTGCTGTCGGGCAAGGACATCCGCAACTACAACCCCTTCGAGGGCGAGAACGGCGTCAAGAACTGGATGGCCGCGTTCCTGAAGGGCGGCTCGCTCGGCCTTTATGGCGACTTCCTGTTCTCCGGCGCGACCCAAAACAACCAGGCCGGGCCGATCGCCGCGGCGCTGGGCCCTGTGGCCGGCCTCGTCGAGGAGGCCTTCAAGCTCACACAGGGCAACATCATCCAGGCGATGCAGGGCAAGGACACCAACTTCGGCGCGGAGGCCGTGCGCTTCATCAAGGGCAACACGCCGGGCGCCAATCTCTGGTACGCCAAGGCCGCGCTCGACCACATTATCTTCCACCAGCTGCAGGAGTATTTCAGCCCAGGTTATTTGGCGCAGATGCAGCGCCGCGCTCAGACCGAGTTCGGCCAGCAGTTCTGGTGGACGCCAGGCACCGGCATCGACGGCATGCGAGCCCCTGATCTGGGCCGCGCTGTCGGCCAGTAAGGTGTTGCGAAATCGCAACGCCGGCTTTTCTGTGGTGTGAAAACCACATCATTGATAGAATCCGACCAACGAATTTAGAGGCCCTCCATGACCGTCCCAACAAGCACCGCAAAGTCGGGCCCCTATGCGGGCTCAGGCACGACCGGCCCCTTCACGGTGGGCTTCCGGTTTCTGGAGAACTCGCATCTCCAGGTCATTCGCACCAGCAGCACAGGCGTCGACACGACCCTGACGCTCACCACCGACTACACCGTTTCCGGCGCTGGCGGCTCGTCCGGCACTGTCACGCTGGTGACAGCTCTGGCGGTCGGACAGAAGCTCACGATCATCCGCAACGTGCCGTTCACGCAGGATGCCGACTACGTCCAGAACGACGCCTTCCCAGCCGAGTCGCATGAGCGCTCGCTGGACAAGCTGACCATGCAGACGCAGCAGCTGCTCGAGGCCGTGGACCGCGCGGCCAAGCTGCCCGTCACAAGCACCGCCGACTCCGAGGAGCTGGTCGCAGACATCACCTTGCTGGCCGACAACATCACGCTGCTGACGGCTGTCTATGGCGCGCTTCCGGCCATCACCGTGGTGGGCAACGACCTCGAGGAGCCGACGTCCGAGATCGAGACGGTGGCGGGCTCGATCGCCAACGTGGACGCGGTGGGCAGCAACATCACCAACGTGAACACGGTGGCCGGCGTCAGCGCCAACGTCACGACAGTGGCGACCAACATCGCCTCGGTGAACAGCGCCGCGACCAACATGGCCGCAATTATCGCCGCCCCAAGCGAGGCTGCCGCCGCTGCTGCATCGGCTGCTGCTGCCGCGGCCTCTGCGGCTTCTGGCATGTACTCGGCCGTGCAGGACAAGAGCGCCGACTACACGGTGGTGCTCGGCGATGCCGGCGACCTGATCCGCATGACGACCTCGGGCGGTGCTCGCACGGTCACGCTGCCGCTGATCTCCAGCCTGCCTGACGGCTTCAACGTCACGGTGGTGAAGTGGAGCGGCGATGGCAATGCCTGCACGGTGCAGCGCTCTGGCTCTGACGTGATCAACGGGTCAACAAGTTATGCGCTTGACGCCCTCTACAAGTCGGCAACCTTTGTGGCGGACTTGCAGAGCAATACGTGGTTTGCATCTGGATCAGGTGCCGCCAGCTCTAACATCAGCGTGGATGCGTTCAGCGGCAACGGCTCGACGGTGGCCTTCACGCTGTCCGGCGATCCCGGTACCGAGAACAACACGCAGGTGTTCGTGGGCGGTGTCTACCAAGAGAAGGACACCTACTCGGTAAGCGGCACGACCCTGACCTTCAGCGCGGCCCCGCCAAGCGGCACAAGCAACATCGAGGTGGTGTGGGCGCAGCCGCTTGCCATCGGCGTACCTGGCGATGGCACGGTAAGCACGGCAAAGATCGCCGACGGCGCGGTGACCAATGCAAAGATGGGATCTGGTGCAGCCAAGGCCAACCTTGGTTTGACCACCTGGAACATAACGGAATCTGGCGGTGTACTTTATTTCTCTGTCAGCGGCGTGAACAAGGCGAAGCTCGACTCGTCAGGCAATCTTACCGTTACCGGCAACGTGACGGCATACGGGACGGTGTAAGCCATGGCACTTCCAGCATCGGGATCAATTTCGCTATCCCAAGTCAATACTGAACTTGGGTTGTCCTCGACTGCGCAGATCAGCTTGAACGACAGCGCGGTGCGCACGCTGTTTGGCAAGGCCAGCGGCGCAATTGCCATGTCTGATGGCTACGGAAAATCCAATCAGTTCACCTTAACAATTAGCAGCAACCAGACCAATGCCAACCTCCGTTCGTTGGCTGTTGCCGCTGGTTGGGATCAGTCGAGCAAAGTAGTCGCCACAATCAACTCAGGTATCTACGTCAGTTCAAACGCCACGGGCACCCCTGCGCTCACCGTCAACGGCTCTTTCCCGGGCGGTGTGGAGCTTGTGAACAACGGCTTCATCGTAGGCATGGGTGGTGCTGGTGGGGCAGGAAGATCATCTGACGGTGGTGGAAGCCCTACGGGTGGTTCTGCTGGCTCTAGCGGCGGCGGGGCGCTTTCCGTTTCTTCGGCTGTATCCATCAACAACGCATCTGGAACAATTGGTGGTGGCGGCGGCGGTGGTGGTGGTGGCGGCACGGGCTACACAGTCTTCTATAGCATCTTCTCCGGCGGTGGCGGTGGCGGTGGTGGCGGTAGAGCTGGTGCAACAAACTCATCTGGTGGAGGAGGGGGAACTTCTGCCACCGGAGCAGGCAACGGCGCTGTTGGAAGCGCGGGAACTAGCTCTAGCGCTGGCGGCGGAGGCGGCGGCGGTGGTAGCGGGGCTGCTCGAGGCGGCAACGGTGGCGCTGGTGGTACTTGGGGCGCTTCTGGTAGCAGCGGCAGCACAGGATCTGGCACTGGAAGTGCAGGTTTAGGTGCTGGTGGCAGTGGATATGCTGTGTCCGGCAACAGCAACATTACTTGGGTATCAACAGGTACCCGCCTCGGCACCATCAGTTAAAAGGATAAAACATGGACATCGAATACAAATACACGATCGTTTCAGTGGACGCCGTTGCGCGTTGCATGGAGGTGGTCTACGAGGCCGAGGGGCATCAGACCATGCACATCGGTGCGCGCCTGCCATTCGAGGGCGAGCAACTCGAAGATGTAATTCGAGCGTTTGCACCAGTGGCTCTTTGGGTGGAGCGCGCTCTCGCCGTTGTTGTGCCGACGGTCGGCGCGTCTGGCGTGATCGTTCCACCAGTTCCTAATCCGGTAGAGCAACAGCAGCCTTCGCCAACTGCACCTTCTGGCGAAATCCCGCAGGTCATTCTATGAACGCACCCTTCGTGAATATTGGCTGTGTTGCCAACCTGTTCTCGCGCCAGATGCACTTCAAAAGCGCAGGTGACCTTGAGCACGGTCATACGCACCCGTTCGATCACCTGACGCTGCTGGCTTCTGGATCGTTGCGTGTGACTGTTGAAGGCAAAACCACAGACTTCAAAGCCCCGCAGATGATCTACATAAAGGCCGAGTACCGGCACGAACTGGTGGCGCTTGAAGACAATACGGTGGCGTACTGTATTCATGCACTTAGGGATGGCGATGGGGTGGGCGACA